ACCACGACACAGCCTCAGAGACGGCTACGGCGTGCATCGCGCCCCACGACACGCAGTCGCCAATCAGCTGCCTGCCAACAACGAACGGCTTGCCGTATCGTGCTCGATGTGCGGCATCCAACTGGCGGTACAAAAACGTGTCGATGCCCTTGGCTTCCCTCATTGCCTCAGCACCAGCCTGGGCAAAGAACTTCTCGTCACCGAGAGTCGCCAAGAAAGCCCGCGTTCCCTCTGGGTCTGGCGTATAGCCAAACTGCCCGTCGGCCCGCGTGACGACCTTGCTCGTGGCTTGCGTCACGAGCGTTGACAAGATCGCCATCACGATGACGAATGCGACGGCAGATATCGACCACTGGTTATCTCGTGACATCGGCAGCAGCCCTCGCGAGGTCACGCAAAGCAGTCACCCATGCTGCCCGACTCTCAGGCGTCACAGGCCCGCCAGACGAGCCGACAGCGTCGTCGAGAAACTTGTGGACGCTGTCCCGCACCTGCGGCTGCCGAGCACCGATGCTCTCGCCACGGCATCGCATCTCGCGGGCGGCAATACGCAGGTCATCAAACGCGACGCCAGTCTTGAGCCGCTGGTCGTGCTTGCCGTCGTACTCGATGCAGTCTGCAAGCTCTGCGCACAACGCTGACATCGTCGCCGCATCTTCTGCCGCAGTAGGCCCGACGAACTTGCCTCGCAGGCTGAACGCACCAGGCGGCACGGGCGCGGGCTGTGGCGTCGGCGCTGGCTTGCTCGGCATGAACGCAATCGCAGCCGCCACGAGCAAGGCAACCACCGCGAGGTGCTTTCCGTCGATGCTGGGCTTGCTTGCTGTGGCATACCACGCCTGCACACGCTCGGTGATCTGCTGACCGGCGAGAGCGTAGAGCGCAAACGCGAGAAGGATGGCTGTAATCATTGTGCTCTCACGAGTGGAAGGATTGTTTCAATCGTCCCGGCGGCGATAGCCACGACCAACGCCCGAGCCGGTGCCCTCACGATGAACCAGAACGGGTACACGCTCATCGGCACGCACGCGACAGCCAGCGTGTCGAACAGCACGCCAACAGACTCCAGCACGATGTCCCGCTTCTGCGGCCCGGTCAGCGTCTCAACGGTGTCAAGCATCTCGACCGCGAGCCTTACAAGCGACGCAACCAACGAACCGAACTCAGCCCACGTCAGCCCGTCGCGGGCTTGCTCGCGTGCCGAGTCAAGGAAACGCTGCGCCGCGACGATGAACGCCGGTAGTGTGTTTTCAGATGACACCATCGGACACCTCGGGTGGCAGAGCGACTCACTTCGATTCTGGCGTGTCGCCCTGGCTGTCTGGCAGAGGGAACACGATCACATCAGAAAGCCATTGGTACACGTCCTGCCAGCAGTCGTCGGCCTCTTGGCACGACTCTTTTTTGGTGAGCGGGAACGGCTGCGTGAACACTTCCTCGCGCCCGTTGATGATCTTTCCGTCAACGTCTTGCAGGGTCAGGTAGACGTACCGCCGCCCGTACTCGACGACGATTCGCCGCTCGATGCCGTCGGGCCGCTCACTCATCGGCGAACCCTTCCATTGCCTCGCGTGCTTCGTTCGTCAGTTCAATGCGTTTCAAGACGAACTGCGTGGCCTTGACAACTTGCCGCTCGTTTCGCGTCCTGTCATCCCATCGCGACTGAATCTCCAAGCACGCCTGACGGATCTCGCTTGGCGTCGGGTCAACCGACTCGCCGCGAGCCGGTTTGAATCGCAGCCGCCTGTCGTTTCGCAGCGGCAGATTCCACACATCGCGCAGGCGCAGCACTTGGTCCTTAGTAATCGTGAAACGAGCGCAGAGGTCAGCGATCGGCATGTGCGTAGCCCAGTCAGCTGCGAACGCCTCGATGCTGATGGTTGCGGTGATGCCTGCCATAGGTCTCACTCCAGCCAATACATCACAGAACGCATCGCCGGGTCGAGGTACAACCGATGCCCTGTCCTCTGGGCAATGCTCGCATGAAATGGCACGTGCTCGCAGTCCGAGCCGTCATACGTTCCCGCGAGGTATGCCTGCGTCTCGTAGATCGCCAGCCCCCCGAACGCAGAGCAGACCGGGATCGGCGGTGAGCCGACCGGCGGCACCCACGAATGCTTCCAGCCACCGAGGCCAGCGGTGTAATCATCGAATGTCGAATTGAGTCTCAGAGCCCATGCGTCGTAATGCAGCCACGACTTCGTCGGCCCGTGCTCCATGATCGACACGCTCGCCATGCCGTAGGCATCTTCAATCGTCGCTAGCGAGCCAACGCCGTGCATCACGCCAACGTGGCTCCACCCGCCCCATGCGTCCCAATCGATGACCAGCGTGTAGGTCGAGTCTGCACAGTGCTGCCGCACCCACTCCTGGCACGCCGTGCGGTACTCGGCTAGGGCAAGCGTTCGCGGGCCTGCGAATTCTGCCGAGAACTGCTGCCGGTTGAGCTTCTGGGTGTGGAACGTCGCCTGCGGGTAGGCATCGCAGAAGTTCGTCAGCACCGTTTCCGTATCGTCGGTGTTGTCGTTGGTGGCGATGTGAAGCCGCCACGATCGGCAGTCCCCAACCAGCAGCAAGAGCCGCGCGAGATTGGCGTCGAGCCACGTACCGCAGTTCCTCGCCAGACCGACGACAGCCACGTCGGCCTCGGCCCAAGCTTTGACGCCGATGGAATGCACCCGCGCAAAATCTGCCGCGAAGTGATCGAGCGGTAAGATGAGGTGGTCAGGCACGCGCTGCGAGTTTTGCAAGCGTAGCAATCGTGCTGAGTCTGTCATCGTATTGCGTCACGTGAACGAAGTGCGGTTTGTCGGGCTTGTTTCTGTCGCCGGGGTGGTGGTTCCAGACCGGCGGCAAAAACGTCGTCTGCTCGTAGAGTCTTGTCGGGCTGTCAAGTTTTCCGTGTGGCCCAGGCCCGATGACGTAGCCCATCAGGCGCATGATGGCGGCTTGCTCCCACCACGGGTGGTAGACGAACTCCGAGCCGTCAACCCACGCTTGCTGCAGCGTCGGCATCATCTGCTTCGACACGACCCACACTCCGCAGTTGGGCACTCTCCCGCAGTCGGTGAGATGCTCGACGACCGCTTGGCACTTGCCCTGCTTTAGTTCAGCAATGATGTCTGCACCCGGCCGTGCGATCACGACGTCAACGTCGAGCCAGCAGACAACGTCATACGCTTTGAGGGCCGCGTGCATCGCCGGGAGCTTTTGCCACGACGCAGGTCGCTCGCCAATGAGGCTCAAGGAAATGAAGTCGTGGCCGTGCCGCTGGGCATACGCCTCCATCAGCGGCGCGGTGTGTTCTGCCATCGCGGAGTGCGTGGCACCGCTCCAGCCTGTCAGGATCAGAGACTGCATCTGCTCACACCTCGGCCCATTCGCTTCCAGAACGCTGGAATAGCACTACCTCAGCACACCCGAGTTTTCGTGCGATCTCGGCTGTGGCTGGCGAGAACACAGCGATGGGCTTGCGGATGTCGATTGTGCCGCTGCCGATCAGCACAGCGGTCAACGCCGTGGCTTTGCCAGTGTTGCGATATCGATCCTCAACGTACTGCTCCAACGTCTGCATCGCTCGCCACACATGCGAACAAGCCCAGCCGACCATAGCGCCGTCGATGTGCCACACGGCAATCGGCGTGCAGCTGCTGCCGTCGCCCTTCATTACCGTGGCAACCTCGATCTGAAACTCGCTGCCGGGCTTTGTCAGCCTGGAGCGAATCGCCAGCAAGTCAATCTTGCTGAGGCCATCGATTGTTGTGGTCGTCACTTGGTTCACTGTAGCCTCACTGTCGTTCGCGCTTCATTTCCATACGAGCGATCAAGCACATGCTTTCCGATCTGGTGATCATCGACGTATGCGATCCCGTTGAGAGCGTCCTCGACGCCGCTCAACAAGTTCTTGTTGTCGCCGCGAGGAAGCATCGGAACGCCAGGCCGTAGCGTGCCGTCCTTGCGGAAGTGGCTCTTGGGGCGCTCGAACACCCAATCGACAATCATCGTGAGGGGAAGTTCATCTGTCGGCGTTGCTCCTGCGGCTCTCGCTGCAAGTGCCACTGCATCGCGGTACTCACGTATACCGTTGTCGGGGTAGTAAGTGTGCCCGCTTTTCGTCGTCCGCTGCCTTGGCTGCGGAATGGGCTTGCCCGGCACAGTGAACGTGATTGGTCGCATGCACGCAGCATCGCGAGCGTGTCAAGCAAACCTAGACGACTGCATGATCTCAAAGTGCCGCATGACCTGACGCACGTAGTGACCTTCGTGGATCTCGTCTAACGCATACGCATGGATCACCGCGCCGTTGGCGAGGTAATAAACGGCGACGCCCACTTGGACGGGGCGTAAAGCACCGTCCAGTGGGCCGCCGAGGAACTCGACTGTGATCCACTCGCTTGGCATGCTCACTCGTAGCGGATTACGGCGAACCAGCCGCGCGGGCCGCGAGCCACGCCACGCTCGACGATCCTGTAGCGTCCGCGCATGGCGTCGGAGTAGAAACAACACGCGCGTTCTGCCGCCTCGGGCGTCTGCCCGTAACCAACCCCTTCTCGCATTCCGTTCAGCACGCGGCAGTGAGCAAGCCGCCCGGTGCGGGCGTTCTCCTCGGCCTGCTGCTGGGCAGTGATCGTCACCCGCCGTGCGTTGATCACCACGTCGTCAGCCTGGGTCGCGACGCCACAGAACGCCAGAGCCATCACCATGCAAATC